GATTACGAGACTACGGACTCGCTTTTCTATTGTACGAACAGGGCCTTGGCGTCTGTGGGTACGAACTTATTCGTGAATTATTCATATTTGTAAAATTAATTTTGAACAGTTACTTATCAGGCAGTAACTATTGACTCCATCTACATTTTCTATAGTTTGGATGCCCGAATTGCCATATACTGGCCAATTGCCGCCTAATGTAGAGTCTGTTCCTTCCCCCTGCCGTCTCAGCGCACTCCCCACAAGCAGATTCTTCCTGCCCACAGCCGTCTGCGACACCTTCAGCGAAATCTCCCGTGCGCTCTGCTTGATAGTAGAGGTGTACTGCGTCAGTGCTTCCGGAGTCTTCAGCGGCAGGGCGTTGTACTTGTTGCTCACCTCAGTGTACTTTGACTCCAGCCCCTTCTGCGAAGTCACCAGACCGCCCCACACTGCGCTTACGCTCACGCTGATAGGCAGACTCACATAGCACGTCTTGCCGTTATACACGCATTTCACCGTCACGCTTGCCGAAGTCCTGCTGATAGCCCTGCCGTCAATCGTGTCATAAGCTACGCTCTTCACCGTCACGGTGCCGTCAGCAGCCACCGAAGCAGAGCAGCCCACAGCCGAGCTTATAACGTAAGAACCCGTCACCACACTGCTGCCCTCAAGCATCGTGATAGTGGCGGTATTGCCGCTCGTCGTGTTAGCCGTAGCATTGCCGTTGCTCTCAGTCTTAGCCGAGAAAGTCAGAGCAGCAGGAGAGAATGAAGCTGTCACAGCATCCTTGCCAGCCGCACCAGTCGGTCCTTGTGGGCCACGGTCACCCATCTTGCTCACGTTATATGACACGGCATTACTGCCATCCATATATGTAACCGTAAACCTTGACCACAAGAACGAACCCGATGCAACAGTAGGGATATTCTTCTGCCAACCACTCGTTGGAGCAGAAGTGCCCGAAGTTGATGTAGCATACATTACCTCAGTAGACTTTATCTGTGCAGAGCTGCCAGCAGTCATATCATAAGTCTCACATGATGCTATATACCACACCACTGGTTTGTCGATGGTGTCAGTTTCATAATCCGACAGATACATGTGACCTCCAGTGCTGAAATTACCGCTTGCACCACACTGATACATATATATGTATTCGGTAAAGACACCAGTGCCAACCTGGGGAGTTAACCATTTCTTCACCATACCTGTACCCATTGCATTCTCTGCGGAATCCAAGTAATAACCTTTAGGTATTTTTGCAATGACACGGCGAACGAACACAGCACTCGCCCGTGACATTATCATCTGCACTACACCGCCATGACCAGGTGAAGCAGCCCCCGTAGTCTCTATTTTAAGCTCTTTTTTAGCAATAGCATAAGGGTTGTCTGACGATTTTTGAACTATGGTTAATTTAACATTGCCATTGTACATGTTGTTGTAAACCTCACAGCCATTAAACCCCTCATCAAACAGCAAATCTTTGTACATCGACTTGCCATTAGCGAGACTGAAGCCTGCGTTGCCAGTGTCTCCTTTGTCACCTTTGTCACCTTTGTCACCCTTATCGCCTTTCCCTCCTTTAAGTGTATGACCTTCTGGGGTAGGGCGAGTGCTGGAAGGTTTGGCTGATTGAGAGTATTGACCCGACTGCCAAGTGTAACCGTCTTTATATATTTTCCACGCTGCGTTATATGTAGAGAACACACGATACTTACCACCGCCTCGCAGATATAATATAGGTCTGCTGCCATTAGTTAACTGCTTGTAGCTTACTGGCGAGACAGAGCAAAAGTTGAAGGTATCAGAATAGATGATTGTCTCTGCAAGTGTAGTGCCCCAACCAGAAGCTTGTGTGTCGATATGGAAATCTACAGAAAAGCCTGCCGAATGAGTAGACCATGAAGGCTTGGTGCCACTATTGAGATTCACCACCACCTTAATGCCTGCAAAACCAGTTTGCGGCAACTGCTCTCCCACAACCGTGTACCATGTATTCTGGTCGTATGTCGCAGCCGACAAGTCTACCCACACATCCTGCTGCCAGTAGTTCTTGCCGTCAGCACCAGGCTTGCCGTCCTTGCCATCCTTTATCGCCGCTATCGTAATCTGACCCCTCGCCAATAATGTTGCCATACACTTATCATTTTTTAGTTAATAGAAAAAGGGTGAGGTGCCCTTATTTAGACACCTCACAAGTAAATGTACCTCTGCCGCTCACGTCAGCGGCAGCCACGGTGACGTAAGGCTTGGTCGAAGTGCTTACCGCACTTGACGTACCGTTCCAGTTCGTAGCCACACCGCTGGCATTGTACTTCGTCCACTTGTACATGAAGCTTGGAGTACTGCTGTCAGCCTTAATCTGAGCGCCATCCTCCACCACCTTGCCGTCCTTCCACACACGGGCGAAGAGCTCGGTCGACTGGGCACCGTTCACAATCTTGTCGCCCGTCAGCGAGTACACCTCCACAACGTATGGGTCGCTCGCGTCGAAGAACGTTACGATAGCGTATGCAGTGTCGGCACCATCCTCGACAGTACAGCGGAAGGTCTGGAAGTTAAGCACGTCGTTGGCACTCACGTTCAGGGTGCTCACGCCGCCCGAAGTGCTCACGCTGCCCGAAGCCACGGCGCTCCATGTGCCGGCACTGATATTCAGCACCTCCCACGTCATAGAAGTCAGAGAAGTGTCCTGCACGTTGCCGCGGAAGAACTTCGCCACGGCACGCAGCTTCTTCGTGTTGTTGGTCGAGTCGAACGTGTTGCCGTCGGGAGTCTCAATCTGCACCGTCTGAAGCGCACCGCCGCTCTTCGCCAGCGAAATCGTCTTGTAGCCGATGCACGTAGTCGTAGCCTTAGTCTCCGGGTCAGTGTATGTACACGACCACTCGATGTTCTTCACGCTGCCGTTCTTGGCGATGTTGCTTGCGAGGTTAAGCTGGTACGGCTTGCCGCTTACCGGGGTAGCGGCCACGCCATCCACCTTCCACGACCATCCGGTACAAGCCGAGGTAGGAGCCTGGTCTTGAGCATTGCCAGTCACGTAGACACGAGCTGTGATGACGTTAGGCTCACTTGCCGAATAGTTCGGAGTGTACACACCCGTGTCGGGAGTATAAATCTGAGTCTCGCCCTTAGAGCACTGAGTGAAACACTGCACGGCCTTGCCGTCATTGAGGTCAACGATAGTAATCTGACCATTAGCCAATACTTTTGCCATAAACTTATTTTTGAATTAAAGTTATATTTATTTACTATTAATACTCTTTGAGTCTGACATGTACACACGACACCCGAATTGAGCCTGTCTGCTCACGTCGTCACGTGTTATAAGGCACGAACGCCCCACACCCTCATGCAGCCTGTTCCACACAGCATCGTCTTCAGCGTCAGCCGACTGTCGCCACCACGACCACGAGCCGTTGCTGATAGTGTCGCTTATGTCTTCGCCATTGCGCAGCAGCGTAGCATTGAGCGTCATTTTCCCCGAGCCGTTTATCATCACCGTGCCCGTGTCGCTCGTTATCATCACCTGATAAGCCACACCGTCGTCGCCCTTCTCTCCCTTCTCCGCCCTCATCACCAGCTGCCAGTCGGCATTGCCCTCCTTAGGCTCAGTAGTGCTGCCGTTGCTGTTAGTACACAGCCACACACCGTTGCCGTGGCTCACCTGGTCATAGTAGCCGTAGCTCACGCCACTCTGCCACTCGCCTCTGTAGTTCACGATGTGTATAATGTCACCCGTCGGCGACACCCATTCGAACGATGTCGATACAATCCTTGAGCCCTCGGGCGACAGCTTGAACACCTCACAGCCCTCATGCGTATATCCCACGACACCCTTATACGCCACGATGCGAGGAGTGTTCGGACCAGTAGTCTCCAGTATCATGACACCCTGACGGTCACGCTCGTTAGGGTTCTGGTTGCCGTCAAGCACTATTGTGTCGCCGGCCATGGGCACGTCGCTGCCCGGCTCGCAGTTGTCCTTCGCTATCTCTATCCACCCGAATTTCTTGCCGTCATACAGCTCGTTGCCCACCTCGTCAGTCAGCGCCACATTCTCCTCGCTCACGGCAGTCACCAGTCGCCACCACGAGCGCGTCGGCTTCTGCTTGTCGGCCAGCCCGAACGTCTGGCAGCGTGCCTGGTCGCCCACACGCCACATGTTCTGCGTCGCCGTAGTGCCGTCATCAGCCAGCAGCCAGCAGCGCCAGCCCCTCAACTTGTCATTATCATACAGCTCCTCCGCCTTGAATATCCTGCCCCCCGAACCGCTCAGGTACACATTGCCCCCGGCATACGACAGCTTCCTCACCTCCAGCTCCTGGAATACAGCCTTGCCCCACACCTGCAGGTCGTGTATGTCAAGCCTGAACTTGCCGTCGCCACGGTCTACGATGCCAAAGCCCTGCTGCGTCGCCCCGTCGTAGCCAAGCGACACGATACGTCGCAGCACAGCCTCGCCGAAGCCGTCGATGCCACACCCGCCGTCTCCAAGCTTCAGACCCTTGTCGAAGCCAATCACCCCCTTGGCATTGTTGTCGATGTCGTTGCGTAGGAACACACTTAGGTCGAGCTGCTTCTCTACCAGAGCCAGCAGCATCAGCAGGGCAGTGCCTATACGCTCAGCCGTATTGGCGTGAGTGCGACGCTCGTCGCGGATGCCCTCTAAGAACTGAGTAATATTATCTGTATTGACAGCCATATTTTTTATAATTGCGAAACACTCCTGTCAATCGTATTCTGACCGCCCCCGAAGAGCTGCCACAAGAACGACGACACCAACCCCTGATAAGTCTGCCCGTAATAGGCAGCCTCGAACTCATTTAGGCGGTGTAAGGAGTACATATATTTTTTACTGAACCAGTCACGTTTCTGGCGGTGGTGAGGGTTCGTCTTCCAGTCCTTCAGAAACTTCAAGTCGCCACCGTTGCCACGGCTGTAGCCGTTGCCCACGCCACGAGCCACGTATATGCCGTATTCTAAGAACCGGTGCTCAATCGTAGTCACCGGACCCGGATGCACCACGCCCTGCACCGAACGCGAGAGAGCACCCGTATCGTACACCGGCGGAGCGAACTGCAGCATCTTCTCCTGCCACATCTTCACCATAAAGTCGCTCCACCCCTGCACCCATTTCGAGTGCTCAGCCTCAGACATGTTATTCAACCCACTCCGCTCTGTCATAACTGATATCAATAGGTTGCTCGTTGCGTATCATGAAGTACAGCCCCGTCACGCCGTTGTAAGAATATCGGGGCAACTCGTTAGAGTAGACGTTGTGCAGGTCGAGGAACGTCAGGCGCTCATCGCCCAGTTCGTCGCGATCGTGAAGCAGTCGTGAGTGGAACTGCCGGAACAGAGTGCGACACATATTGAGTTTAGTCTCGCGGTCTGTCATGTCATCAGCACGATAGCCAGCGAGTATGAACACCGTGTAAACGTCACGACGGAAGAAGCCGACACCATTGCTGAAGGTCTGCTGCGAGGTCGTGTCGTCAACCATAATAAAGTTGCGATGCTTCTTGAAGCCCTGCATAACCCCGTCTATGGAGTCAGGGCCGGAGCAGAGGCACGGATAGAAGCCTTGCTCAGAAGCGAGTCGGTTGTCAGCAGCCAGCTGAGTGAAGTATTCGAGAGCAGGAAAGAGGTCTTTCATAATGTGGAATGTTGAGTGTTGAATGTTTAGTGTTAAGTGTTGGGGTATTTGCGCCGGAACTCTTCTGCCTGCTTCGCTTTAGCGTCAAGCTCCGTCAGAGCGCGCCAGCAGTCTACAGCCTTCACAGCAGCCTCTTTGGTCACGTCGCCGTCTGTCAGAGCACGCAGCTGGATGTTGATGCTCTCTATCACCGAGAGGTCCGACGTGTCATCGTCGCCTTTTGACTTCCTGAACAGGTGAGGGAAAGCGTAGGACATGACATATTTCACGTGCCCGAACCACGCCAGCACACCCACACGCTCCGCAGCAGTCAGCGTCAGCTCCGCAGGGCGTGAGCCGTCGGCCCTACGGTAGAGGAACGAGGCGAGAATGTCTATTTGGTCCTCGTCACGGGTCGTCAAGTATCGCTGATACCTCTGCTCCATGCACAGATACTCGTGGAAGCTAATTATGCGCCCCGTCTCAGCATCTTCTTGAAGCAGAGCGTTGACAGCCTTAAGACCCTGCACAACCTCCAACCGATTGTCCATCGTCTCCAAGCTGTCAACAAACTCCAGCTGCCCTATGAATGAATGTATCTGCCACGGCTTCAGATAAAACACCCTGCCGCCCTTCGAGCACTTCCACCCCCAGCGGTTTTTCTCGATTAAATATATACCCGCAAATCTGATAAACATATAGGTTTTTACAACCACCGGGTCGGCGAAAGTAGCCAGAAGAAACAGCACGTAGCGCAGCTGCTCTTGAGTCAGCTCACGCCACGAAGTAGGACAGCATAAGTTCATAATTTTGAGTTTTGAGTTTTGAATGTTGAGTTAGCCGTTAAAGAGAAAAGCGGTTGACTCCTTCTTGTTGCCGAACGTCTCCACGTGAGCAGCCTTGTACGCATCGCTCCCGTGATACAGCGCATACACCTCGCCGTTGCCCTCCAGCTCACGCTCCATACGGCGCCACAGAGCCGTGCCCCGCACGTCCTCGCTGCTCGCAGCGGCACGGTCTGTCAAGTCGCACGTCAGCTGCAGCGCAGTCGTATAAGCCGTCAGCCGGTCGTGGTCGTCACGGCGGTAAGCGTCCAGCAAGTCGTCTGTCTGCTCGTCGCCGAAGCGCACACGCAGCAACTCGTCTGTACGCTGGATAACCGGCTGCATGTTCTGCCAGTCCTTATACGAGTAAGCCCCAGAGCTCGCCGACGAGAAGAAGAAGTAATGATCAGTATAAGCGTAGCGTATCGCACGCACAGCCTTCGCCGTGCAGCCCCACTCCTCAGAGCGCAGCAGATGCACCGTCATGGCACGCGCCCGGCACAGCGCCGTGCGCAGCTGTGCCTCCAGAGCGTCTACACGCTGCTTGCTCGCAGGCGACACCGTGTCGTTGCTCACTATGCCGAAGCCCGTAGGCGTAAGCACCAGGTCCAGCTGGCGCAGCACCGAGAGAAAACCGTCAATGCACACCATCATCTTAAAGTAACGCTTTAAGGCAGTGCTCTCCTCAGCAGCCATAACCTGCTGAATGCCAACATCGCCAAGCAGTGAAATGCAGTAATTGTCGAGCACCGTATCGATAGCAGGCTTCACCGACTCATACACCTCGTCATGAGCGCTCATACCCACCGGCAACGACAACTCAAAGTCTTGTTTCTCAATTGCAATCATAAGCTTTCAGTATTGGATTATTCACTCTTCACTCTTCACTCTTCACTCTTTCGCCCGACACCTTCTTCGCATCCTTGTTCTCGTCGAGCGTAGTCAGCATCAGCATCGGCACGTCTACCGTAGCCCGCTCGTCCCACTCGTTATAGTGCAGAATCACATGGTATGGCTTGCACATCACGTCGTGCCAAGGCTTCTCCAGAGCCTGCTTCAGCGTGAAGAGCTCGCGCTTGTCGCTGCCCGAGTTGTTCATCTGGCTCTTGCCAGGAGTAGCCCCCACAAGGTTCGGATGCACCCCGTGCGCAAAGCACAGAGCGTTTGAAGCCTCGCTCATGTCGTCGCTCCAGTTGCCGCCCTCCTTCTTGCCCGCATCGTTCAGGGGCACTATGCGCACCATGCGGTTCTCCTTGCCGTTAGGGTCCACGTAGTAGCCGCTTATCATAGCCTTGCCGGCATTCTCTATGCCCGTCACGAAGTCTATGATGTTCTGCTTCTCCTGCTCCTTACGCTCACGGCGCTTGCGCTCGTCGCTTATGCACTCGTTGTCACACACATTGTCCCAGTAGTCGTCGTGCACCTCTATCTGCACCCTCGGAGCCGACGTGTTCTTTATCATGTATCGTTTGCCTATACCTATCAGACGGTATATGTCAAACCACGCATCTCTGAATATCGACGAGTAGTAGGGCAGGGGGTACACCTGGCAGCCCGGAGTCGCCATACGGCTCACGATAGCAAACTTGCGGCACTTCGTAGCCTTCAGCTTCAGCCCCGTAGCAGGGTCAGGCTCCAGCCCCATGCGCACACGCAGGTCGCCCAGGGGGTCCCAGTAGTCCAGCAGCTCTATACACTCAATGTTCTGCTCGTCGAAGAAGCCCAGCCGCCAGTCGCCGTAGAACACATGCTCAGCATGCCCCGACCGGGTGCTCCCACCATACTCAAAGCGGCAGTAAGCTGCATCCTTGTTGCGCACCTTCACGATCTTGCTGCCGTCGCGCGAGAGTATTATCACAGTCACCGAGAACGAGTAGAACTTCATGTCCGTAGCCTGCTCCAGGAACACCTCCTGCAGCGAGTTGCGCAGGCAGAAGTCCAGAATCTCCTTGTCGCTGACATCACTCTTGGTCTTGCGGTCTACGAAGCGCAGGCCCTGGCCGTAGCACGAAGTGACGTTAAACTGCTGGCACTGGGCAGTCACCATATTGCTCATAATCTCTTTGCGCACACGGTAGGGCAGCTGGTCGTCGCCGCCCCATTGCACATATTTGTATGCACGGCCACCCACCTTGATGTCGCGGATGCCCTGCGCCCCCGGCACATCCTCGTCGTCGAACACCTCGCACGAGTCGCCGCCATACTCCGAGTTCACCGAAGCCACAGCCCTCGAAGCCCCGAAGCCCGAAGGCACGATATGGTAGCGGCGGAAGCCCTCAGCATCTGGCTGGGCAGAAGTCGCCTGCAGAGTAGTATTACTGTTTGTCATAAGAACACACGTTTATTGTTAATGAAGAATATGAATATCTGGGGCAGAGTGCGCAGCTCACGGTTCTTGGGGTTGCGCAGCCTTATGTAGCCGCCACGCCAGTTCACGTGATGCACCAGCCACCCCTTATAGTGCAGCACCTTGCCCGTGCCCCCCTCCCACGCCGCCACGTCTACCAGCGTGCGGTGTTGGTAAGCCTGATCGAGCAGGCGCAGCATGTCGCTGAAATGAATAGCGCCCATGGGGAATGTTGAATTTTGAGTTTTGAGTTTTGAATTGTCGCCTTCGGCGATTTTGAGTTTTGAGTTTTGAGTTTTGAATTTGTCGCCTTCGGCGATTTTGAGTTTTGAATTCTGAATACTCAATTCAAAATTGAATAATTCAAAATGCGCGTAGCGCACAATTCAAAACTCAAAATTCACAACTCAAAATTATTCAAAAGTGTTGTCAAAAGTATTGTCGAATATACGGCCCGAGCGCAGCACGTAAACGACGTTGTGGTTGCGCTGCGCATACTGGTACGTGAAGGTGAAGCGGGGCAGCTCGTCGTCGGCGTTGCTGTACTCCGACTTCGAGTCTGTTATCGTCACCTCCTTGCCCACGTTAGGATGCCCGTCCTTGAAGTTGACCACGTGCACCTCTTGCGAGCGCAGCAGCTCGTCGGCCCAGTTCGCCATCGTGAATGGCATGATGCCCGTGTCTGCCTTGAACTGTCGGGTCTCCACGATGTTGTAGTTGCGGTTGTAGCGGCCTATGTAGCCGCTGTCACGCTTGTATGTCGGAGCCACCGTATGCGTACCCGTGCAGTACAGCAGCTCCTCCACGCCGAACGAGTTGACGAATACCAGAACCGGGGCGCAGTCGGGCTCGTCAAAGTCGATTGCGAACCGGAAGCTGCGCTCCCCGGCCTGGACATCATAACATACCAGAACCTTGCCCTCAGCCACGAACTTGTCGGCAGACACGTCTATAGTAGTATACCTCTCATTGCCAGCCACCACATCAGCATCGAACGCCTTCTTCGAGCCGTCGTCATATTCAGCCGTCACCTTAGCCGCCTCCGTGCCGATATAGTGCAGGTATTCCAGACGGTTCAGCGCCGTCACCTTCTCGCCCTCAAGCAGCGTGAGGAAGCGCTTCGCCATGAAGTCGGCGGCACTCATGCCTATGTCGGCAGCGCTATAGATTATGTCGGCGCTGATAGTCTTCGTGTCGGCAGACTCCGAGTCTACCGTCTGCTCCACTATCTTTATGCCGAGCGCTATCTTAAGGCTACGCCGGGCGTAAGGGCCCAGCAGGCAGTCGAGTTCGCTGAGCTGTATCTTACCCCCTACGGGATACAGACGCTCGTTATATATCTCCTCGCCGTCTACCGTCATGACCACGGCAGCACGGAAGCCGCCTATCGAGAACTCAACATCGGGGATGTTGGCCGAAAAGCACGTAGCAGGAATTGATTGAGTGACTGTTATCATTGTCTTTGTCTTTTAATCTTTGTCACAAAGATAACCATTCGCACCCGAACCTAAGAATACAAAAAAAGCGGCGTGCCCTATTCGCATAGAACACGCCGCCAGACAATGTAAAAAAATGTACTATATGATATTACAATAATTGCAAGCTACTTTAACAGACCCTTGAAAGCCTTTTGTATGCCTGCACGTTTAACGTCATCAGAAGGATGGCAATAAGTGTCCATCGTAATCTCAACACCGGCATGCCCGAGTATTGAGGACACTGTTTTCACATCGACACCTTTCTCTATCATCTGGGTAGCAAAGGTATGTCTCAAGCAATGGAAATTCAAATACGGAACTTTAGCCGCCTTGAGCATCTTCATATACCACATACGCAGCGTCCTTGGACTGGTTGGCTTACCAGTCAGCGTAGCTATAAAATATTCACCTGGGTATATTTTTGCATAAGCCTGAAGTATCTTGCGCAGCTTAGGTATCAACGGAATAAAGCGGTCTGAAGTAGCACTTTTCGGAGATTGCAGGCAGCGAGACATTACATATTCCTCGTCTGGACGGAGAAGCTTTTGGACTTCCTTGGTCACAGAAACACATGTGCGCTGTATGTGCATCAAGCCCTCGTCAATATCAATGTCAGAAAACTTCAGACCACACACTTCGCCTATTCTTAGACCCGTGAACATCGCCACAACAACGGCAAGCCCTCCCGGGCTTGGATTACCCTCGAATACCCTTATTATACGCTCATACTCATCCACTGAGAATCTTTTCACACGTGGACGTGTAGCACCCTTTATACGTGAATTAGATACATTCTTTATCCTCCAGTCGATAGAAGGTAGATTGTCTATACATAGTTTTTTGTCAGCATAGCGCATCACCATTCTATAAACCATTAGCAAGTCACCCATGTAATTACTGCTCATGCCGGAATCACGTAGCTTATCGAAAATAGCCCTCATTGTGTCCTCGTCAAGAGCGCGGATGTCAGTATCATCAGCGATAAAACGAGAAAAAGTCTTTCGATCATTAAGGTAAGCGGCGACTGTTGTCTGTTTCACCTCTGCCTTATGCTCATCAAGCCAACTGTCATAAACCTCAAAAAAAGTCATATCTTGACCACCCCCTTTCATTTACATTGTTCAACAATAATGTCGCCCGCCTCTGCCTTCACAACATCGCTAAACCCGAGAGCATCGTCACTCCGGTTTAGTAAAATATAGCGGGCCTTGACGGTACCCTCAAGTACGTCGCCATGGTAGACATACCCCATTATCCCACGTATGCTTAGGTTTAGCAGCAGCAAAGGAATGGCACGGTCGGACAACTCCCATACACTAATCATGTGCTGTGAAGGATAATAGTCCCACGGTATGGCACGTCTGCATTGCTCCCACCATGCGCTTATTATAAGCCCCCCGGTGCCGGCCGTAGGCTCATGTATAGTACCCACGGTAGGTAATGCAATCTTTGCCACAATCTCGGAAACCTCCACTGGAGTGAAGTCTTGCTTCTGCTTCTTGCGTTGCGCGAACTCCTCTTCATACAGCTGTCTGAACCAGTCGAAGCTCATGTCGTAGCGATTGACAGAGAGCAGATCTCTGTATACAGCATCGCGCCGCTCTCTGTCGCCCATGACGATATTCATAGCAGCCTGCGGAAGATCTATAATGTCTTCTACGTTGAATATTCTGCAACAATCGTCTTTGTTCATAATAATCTCAATTAACCCATATAATTCATGTCGCGCCAAATCTCCCAACGTAGCGAGCCGTCGGCAGCAGTCTTCAGATGATAGCCGTTAGTCTTCAGATAGTATACTATATCCTGCTTGGGTACGGGCAGGATGTCGGCAAGATCGTCGGCAATGTCTGTCGTCGTCTTGTATTCAGCCATCAGGGGCTCGCCCAGCTCGCTCTTGCCGGGCAGCGGCGAGCGCGAAGCGAAATAAGAGTTTAGCACCTCGGTGATGAAAGCGTTCTGCTTGTCTACCTTCTCTGCTTCAGATTCTTCTAACATAATGCCTCCTTCAGTTCTATAAGTTGGTTCATCAGTTCTTGCACATTGCGGGCCATGTCAGCCAGCTCCCTTGTCTCCTGCTCCGACGACTCCAAGGTGTCGTCGAGCAGGTGGGTCACTACGTCACGCAGCAGATCAATCTTGCTGTCTAAGTTGTCTCTATCGGTCAAAGCCGACTGCACATTATTATTAGTCATCATTTTTCGCCTCCTTTGTTAAGCATCAGACCCATACAAGCAATACCATATAATATAGAGAGTTGGTGACCGCGTTTTGCGCGTCGGCGATAGCTCATGCCTTTAATACGATCTCTCAGTGTCACCTTAGACTCGACTTTACACTCATACTTTCTCTCTGCCTTCTTCTTATACATGCGATATACACGATGCATACCATGCTTCACATTTAATCTCATGCCTCACCTCCTTTCTCCTCTGGATGCTCCACATTGAGCTTATACACGTTGTAACCCGCCAGGGCTACACACAGAGCCGTCACGAGCAGGCTCACGCCACTCAGCGCAGCCCCCACCGTCATGAGGCCGAAAGCCCCGTACACACGCAGCCCCTCAAGCCGTGTCACCTCCATGCCGAACAGATTTGTCATTACTTTGCTCTTTGCGTTGAGCCAAGCCTCGATCGAAGCCTTGCCGATGCCCAACGGGCGCAACTGAGCTGTGCGCTGAATTGATGCAGTTGTTTGCATAATACACTATTGTTCTAGCCTTATTGCCGGGAACCGCCCGGTACGGTTGACGATAGGGTACGAAAAAAGCGGCTCGCACTTCCTCGTCTGCTAGAACAATAGTGCTTTCCGCCACAAAGGGCAATAAAAACACGTGGAAGGCGAACCGCCGTATATTTTAATTTCTGCATCTCCACACTATGCGGAGTGCTCCGCATGAACAAAGGGCATCACCCCTCGGCTCTATGCGGCAAGTTATGGGCAAAAAAATAAGCCCACAACATCAAAAAATAGTTGGTCGGGCTTGAACATATATCCTCGCCCTTTGTTCATGCGGAGTGCTCCGCACTATTATTCTAGCGATGGCAAAGGTATAGAATAAGATTGAAACGGGCAAGAGTTTGGGCGATTTTTTTTGAAAAAAGTGCCGGCAAGGAATCAAAAGGAATCAAAAGGAACATCTTGGCCATGTCTTGGACAAATCTTGGACACACCCCAGACGCCTTCGGGATGCCTTCGGGACGGCTATAGAAAAAATATGGCACACCGCCAAAGAAAAAAGTAGATTGTTTTGCCCGGAAATTAGATTTCTTCACCCGAAAACGAGGCTTTCAATCTACTTTTTGGTATATTTGCAGAAAAACGCATTATTATATGAAAACAGAACAAGACATCAGAGACCTGCAGCGCAGATTAAGACGACTGGAGCAGTCTCACAACAAATGGACAGCAATCGTCACATTAATATCCGTGACATTGGCATTCTGGGCCATATCGGCCACATACACACACCACAAGCTATGGCAGCAGATTGAAGCCCGTAGCAATATGGTCGAAAATATCAAGTAGACCGGCAATCGTGGCAATGATGCCGGCAGTCACAGCCAACAGCCATTTTACCCTCTGCCAAATCCTGCGACGGCGCTCCTTGCGTCTACGCTTCATAATATCCTTATAATGCCTACGTCTCTCGTCGTCAGACATAGGATAAGCAACATCGTATATACTATCTGTAGGTATAAACATTTTACGCTTGTGGTCTAATAACCCCATAATCTTATAAATCTAAAAGCCCCCGATGCGTAACGCATCGAGGGCAAGTGTCAAAAAAATAAGTCATTACAACTTGTCAGCCGTCATTCTCAGACGGTTTGCTATATCCACAAGCGCACCCTTGAGACGCTCGCGGTCAATGTCGCTGAAGTCGTCGGGCTTGCCGTTGTTACGTCCGCTGAACTTATGATAAAGCCAGCTGCGCGATTTACCGAAATAGTTCTGTGCAAGATACGCCCAATTAATGTCCTCGTACACATCATTGAGCACCTGGCGCACTGTTGTCTGCTGATTTACGATTGCATATTCCATATTTATATCTTTTTTATGCCCTCCCCCGAAATGGAGGGCTTTGGTTTATTCATTCTCCATAAGCTCGTAGACCAAATCCATAATGTAGAATTCAAGTTCTCGTGCTCCGTTAGGGTAGGCTTTTCTGTAATTCCTGATAGCCTCAATCAGTTCTTTTTCTTTTTCTGTGTACTTCATAACTTATTTATTTTGACAATGCAAAGGTAATCATCTTTTGATTATTACGCAAATATTTTAACACAAAAATCACCAAAAGATTATTATTTAACAATCAAAAAAGCCCCCGATGCTCTCGCATCGAGGGCTCAAAGAGTTCATTTATCTAATTTTCATGTGCCATGAAAACAGTCATAATCAAAATAGCGACACGTTAGAGAGTTCCTTTCCGAACTCATGGATGGCATTCTCTATTTCTTCAAGTCGCTTAGCGCTTGGTTTTCTGTTGCCTGAAACATATTGGCGCATAAGTGAAGGGTTTATACCTATACGTTTGGCGAGCGGTGTAATAGATACGGGGAACTTATCGAAGAAAGCCCAGATGTCGTATTTGAAAGACATCTCAAGTTCTGGAATAGCCCGACCCATATCATTATACTCATCTCTTGCGACAAGAAGATCTCTAACTGCTGCATCTACAGTGGAGCCATAACCTGCTATGCTGCAATTATTAATTGTGCCATCAATAAAGCAAGAACAATTCTTTTCGCCCGGTTGCTTTTCTACAAAAACAGTCACTTTCATATATACTTATTGTTTGTCGTCAACTAAAAAGAGTTCTTCCATTTAATTTTCTGTTTTTAATCTAAGGAATCCGACCCCGAAGGGTCAGACTCCAAATAGATTAACCAAGAAGCGCCTTGAGAATACTTTTTAAAGTTCCCGTGCTTACCTCCTGTGCGCCATGTCGAGGAACTGAAGCCGTTCTGTCTGTCTTAGGATTAATCCAGATGTCGTGCTCGCTGCCCCTCCTCAAACAGCAACACCCGTTGCGCTTGAGTAAACGTTTTAATTCGTTTGTTTTCATTTGGCTTAAAAATTAATTTAAAGAACTCTTTATCCTTATTGGACAATGCAAAGGTAGCAATAATGTTACATATCGCCAAATATTTTGCTAACTTTTTTGCTATCTATTCAAAAAAAATAAAGCCCCCGATGCTTTCGCATCGAAGGCTGTCGTGTGATAAAAAACTACCGCTATAAAGCCACGCTCATAGAGCTTAGCTTGTTTGACATATCGCTGAGGGCAAAACGTAGAGTCTTCAGTTCTTCGTCAGAGAACTGCGAAGGTTTGCCGTTGATGATATTACCGTTAAGTTTATGGGCAAGCCATGAGCGCGACTTCTTGAAATAAGTCTTGGCGATGTAAGCCATCGACACCATGTCGGTAATCTCACCAAGGCGCTCAGCCATACGCTGCACTTGCACATCCGCTGCAGTAGTCTTGATAAGACCCTCTAAAGCTTCAGTGAAAGCCTGCTCATTCTCACTTCTCAAAGCGCTCATCTCTGCTGCAACTGCTGCACGCTCTTCGTCGGTCGTTGCCAAGCGATTGCGCTCGGCAAGAGCCTTAATCTTGTTCTTATAATCTGTCATAGTATATTTTTTTTTCTCATAGGCGATATGTTTTTATCACAATGCAAAGGTAATAAACTTTTGTTTAATGCACAAGAAAAAGAATAATTATTTTCAACAAAAGTTTAAAATTTTATTGTCGTAGCAAAAACATCGCACAACGCCAAAGAAAAAGCCCCCGATGCATCTCGCACCGAGGGCTCAACGAGTTCTTTTAATCATGAAACGTTGCGAAGTCAGAACTTGCAGCGGTCATAGTGCCGCATGGTCGGGCGGCGGTGTTGAATATATTAAACAGTGACCATTTCAATATATAAATGAATGCTGCGAATTAGAAACTTGCAGCGGTCAATTCTTTAGTAATGTTGCCGATACACTCAGCAAGGCGGTTGTAAGTTTTCTCACCTGCATTTTTCAACCCACTCGCATATTGTCGCATAAGCGACGGGTTGATGCCGGCACGCTTGGCGATGTCGGTAACATTGAGAAAGGAGAAGTAGTTGAAGAACGAAACGAGGTCGAATGTGTATGTGAATTCTACGTCTTCAAACACCTCGCCGCTCTCTTCGGCATCAGCTTTAGCCTCTTTGTAGCACTCAAGCAAATCTCTCTTTGCGTCAGCCACAGTTTTACCGCAGCCCGAAAGCATTGTGTTGCCGTTTATCTCCTCGGCTGTGCGACACCAGAAATAGCCGTCGCTTGCCTTCTCCACAACAATAGTTATTACTCTCATATATTAAATTTTTTAGATTCGATGAAAAACGAGCTCCAAAAACACACAGACCATTATAAGAAAAGGAGATGAAAAGGGGTCGGCCGATAATCCGACCCCTAATTTCATGCAGACAAGTTTTTGAGAATACTGTTGGCAGTTCCCTTAGGAACCTCGCCCGGATGTCTCGGAACCCAATCTGTTTTACCAGTCTTAGGATTAATCCACTTGTCGTGGCGACCGCCACTCCTAACAAAGAAGCAACCAGCTTCTGTCAGTCTTTTTTCTAATTCTGATCTTTTCATTGTTTTAAAGAACTCGTTTGTCTTATTGACAATGCAAAGGTAGCAAAAAAGTTATAAACTGCCAAACGTTTAGGTAACTTTTTTGTTATATAAATACAAAAAAGCCCCCGATGCTTTCGCACCGAAGGCTTCCCGATTTGAATAATGTATTAATCTTATGGAGTAGCTTCACAGCCACTTGTGTATATATGATGTATTAATAAGAATTTAATTATAGCTAAAACCTTAAATCTAACAATTAACCGAAAATTACAAAACCATAGGTACCTTCACAGGCACCTGATGCCTTTAGCAAAAATGGTTCTAAAACCCTGTTAAACCTTTAACCAGAAGCAAAAGACACGAGTCGCCACTCGTGCACATACAAAGTATGAAATTCCAGATTATTCTATCCTCAATAATTACCAAATGAATCGCCTGCAAAGGTAAGATTAAAATCTGACAAAAGCAAGATAAAAACCAACTATAATAAGATAAATCTTCAAAAAGCCCCTTGACGGTGGCTTTTTTCCACTCTGGGACCCGCCGCGAAAAAATGGCTGCGACTTTTTTCGCGGCGGGCGCAAAAAATCTCCCCACCATTTTATTGACGTCGATAAAATGGTGGGGATTGTTGTTTTACATCCTGCCCTCCTCGTTGTAGCTGTAATATTGCCTATCGGTAACGATGACGTGGTCAACGAGGAAAATCCGCATCGTTTCGCACGCCTTTTTCAGTCTGAGCGTCAGACTGTCGTCATCACGGCTTGGGCGGTTGTTGCCACTCGGATGGTTGTGTACGAGGGTGAGCGTAGTTGCGTTGTTTAGCAGAGCCTCCCGAAGAACCACACGCACATCGACAGCGGTCTCCGTCAGTCCGCCCGTTGATAATTGAAACGATTTTATCAGACGGAAGCGGTTATTCATCAGAAGCACGTGCGCCTCCTCGTGGTCAGCCGTGCCCAACATCGGGCGAAAGTAGAGCCAAACGGCTTGGGCGTTGTCGAACACCTCACACTCGGATGCTGCTTCGTGCTCGATGCGCTTGGCAAGTTCGAACGCTGCTTGTATCGTCAAAGCCTTTTTAGGTCCTACGCCCTGCACTACCTCATATTCTTCTGCTCGGCGGTTGGCAATGTCGTGAAGCTTACCACCACACATATTCAGAAGCTGGCGAGCCTGCTGTAAGGCTGCGCCCTGGTCGTTGCCCTGCCCGATGATGATACTTAACAGCTCCACATTGTTGAGTGAAGCGAAACCGCTGTTATAAGCCTTGAAGTCGGGGCACTCCTCGCGCAATAAGTTCGAATAGTTCATAATTATTAATGTTTAATGTTTAATTTTTAAATAAGGTTGTACGAGCTAAGAACATCGCTCCCAACACGTTAGCGCCTACCGCTTCAAGTTCTTCGGCAAACGTCTCGGCTGTTGTGCCTGTAGTAATAAGGTCATCGAAGAGTATCACGTTCTTGCCGTTGAAGAAATCGGGGTCGGTGCTGACGGCATACCCGAATGACTCGCTGACGATGTGCTCGGGGTTGTTGTGCTTCGCCTCACGCTTGCCGAAGATGTTCACGTGTTCCGTTCCGTTCTGAATGCCCGTGCGCTTGCTCACCTCGGCAGCGAAGCGCTTGAAGCGTCTGATATATTTGGCGTTGGTAGCCGCCGGAATGCAACAAAGCACATAGTCGGCACAGCTCACGCCATACCATTTTGTAAGGCGTTCCGACACGATATTGATAGCGTAGTCGGTAGCGTCACGGCGACCGTCCTTAAACGCATAGATGAAGTTGCGGACACTCTTAGCGCCTTTATCAGCAGTAGCGAAGCGCTTGGGAACGTATTTGTAGAAGTTGGCTGTACGCATATCGGGGAATTTTGAGTTTTGAATTATTCTCAGAGGCGAGAAAAGAGCTTTTTACATCTCTCATCTGTAGCCCGTTTGAGAGTTTTTTTTATTATTCACGTCGGGTCGAATTTCGCTTTTTACGCCGCACCCAAACGGCGGAGCCAAGGCGATAGGACAAGAAAATGGAGCGGAAATTTTACGGAAAACCGAGTTTGTGGAAGGAAGCCGTAGGAAGAAGAAACTCGGAAGGCTGCCGAAAAAATTCAGAGCCATTAGCACAGCGGTTCTTGGCAGACAGCCGTCCGCCGTAACTTCGCGAAGTAAAAACGATATTAGATTCTACCCGATGTACCATAGCCATCAAAAAGTCTCTCATACGGACAAGCGCAAGATGTCAAAAAATCATTCTCTAACCGAGAATACCGCTATAAGGGCTTGTCCCGACAAGCGTTTTTGCTTCTTTTCCGCAATAAAAAGAAGCCGAAAAACAAGAAATGAGCGCCGAAAAGCGCACCTTTTCCATACCCGCAAAATCTTTCAGCCTAAAAATCAACGACTTAGGCTGAAAGATTTTGCAGGGTGCATCAAATTCACTTTGAGCAGCACTACACCGCCCTGCGCCTCGCTCGCAATTGCCTCCCCCTCCTTGAGCGGAATATGTAGGACGAACCTCCCAATATGTGACTTTGAGAGGTTGCGAGCCAACGGCACACCCCTCATCAGCGGTTAGCAGACCACACAAGCAGACTGGCAATTGCCACAAACAAAAAAGCCCCGACACCGAAGTGCCGAGGCTGAGTGTTAAAAGAATAAATTAGTGCGCCGAAAGCTCTAACGGCGACTTGGTGTTCAATTAAACGGCGCATTTGTAGCCGGAGCTTTTATATTGTCTGCCGCATGACGTATGCGGTCTGCGAGGTCGTTGAGGGCACAATACAGCTTGTCTGCCTCTTCGGGGCTGAAACCGCCTACGCCACCATTGCCGTCTATGCCATACATCTTCTGCTGAAACCACGATACCGACTTGTCAAAGTAAGTGCGAGAAATCTCACGCCATGACACAGCAAGGTAAATGTCACGCATACGTTTCTTCATATCGGTTATCTTCTCTTGCTTTTGTCTTGCTACTACTTCCATAACGATTATCTTTTTATATTGTTTATCTAAAGGCTCTCCCCGAAGGGAGAACCGTGGTTAATCTTTAATCCTTAGGCATGTCTGTCATCCTCTGGAACAAGTCCTCAGCATAGTCGAGCAGGTCTGGATAACCATTAGGATAACTGTTGCAATAATTGCGGATTGCCTTGATTAGCTCCTCCTCCTCAGGAGTCACATTCATTTTGATTGTCTCTTGTTTCTTCATATATAATGCTTTATTAATTGAACAATGCAAAGATACTATTTTTTTGAATAGTACACAAATAATTCACTAACTTTTTTGTTAGTAAATGAGAGTATATCAAAAAAGCCACCGACGCATCACGCGCCAGTGGCAAACAAATCAAAAACTATTTACACAAAACAAGTAGAAAAAACTTAACCGTAAGTATTAGCGACGCCAGCAGCACCCTGATATACGGGTTTAGTCTCAGCGCCTATGCAGAGCACGTCGAAGGCATCAGAGCCGTCAGTACGGGCCTCAAGCTTATCCTCTTCGGTCTCTGCATACTTCTCTCCACTCTTGTCCTTCTTGCCGTTGCGCACGCCTGCGGAAGTGATGGAGATAATGAGGTCGGGATTGTTGTCACGGTTGATAAGCACCTGCAGACGGGCACGACCACGTAGCATCTTATTGATGAGAGCATTCTTCTCGACATGGTTCATCGGGTTGCCGAGATAGACCTCACGCACAGTCCACCCCATGGAGCGCAGCGTGCGGACGACCTCTTTGTGAGGGTCGTTGTAGTGTAGACCCCAGTTGGTGCCAACCATGGTCGAGTCGTAGTAGAATATAATCTGCCGACGGCGGTGGTAGCGATAATACTCGTTGAAGTCTTCGAGCAGTTCGGGAATCTTGCGCTCGTACTTCACGAAGAACGATTTGATAACGTTGAGCTTCGAGCCCTTCACCTGTCCGACCACAAGCCAGTTAATGAGGTTGTTAGTGTCGAAAGCAATGAGCAGAGGCGAGCGGTCGTCGCGGTCGGCATCCATACGGCAGTCGTTAGGGATGGCACCATTGTCAGAAGTCACGAGATTGTGGATGTTGAGCACGCTCTCATTAGGAGCCGTATAGAGATTGACATCCTCACGCAGACCACCGTAGAAGCCATCAGCCGATATGCTCACACGCTGACACATAATAGAAGTGGCGAATGTGAGCGGAGGGAGGTCACGCTTGGCACGCCGAATGAAGTCTTCGCCAAGGAGCGCCAAGTTCTCGATCGAGGAATACTCCTTGTATAGGAGACACTTCGAGCGGAAGAAAGAGAGCTGCTGATTTAGCTCATCGATGCGCCGCTGGATTTGCTGCTGCTTGTCAGGAGATTTGACGAGCTTCTGCTTCAGTCGCCAGATCTGGAAGACGATGCCCTCGATGACCTCGACAAGTTCAGGGTCTTGCTTATCCTTGTAGCTGAGGAACCACGAGCCTTTTTTGGTTACCGGCATATCTGAAGTGACGGTCATGCCATGGTGAAGCGGGAAGTGCTTGAAGTACATCTCGTTGCCACGGTTCGCCTGAAAAGTCTCGTCTTTGAGCTGTTCGAAGTCTACGAACTTCGCCTCGTCGATGATGACATAGTCTAACGACATAGAGTTAGAAGTGCCCGTGCGGTCTTGCGAAATGATGTTGCATACAGAGCCATTGTAGAACGAAATAGTATTGCTCCACTCGGCAGGCGTGAAGATAGGCGACTTCCAATGCAGACGCTTCCATGGTCGTTTGCCAACGATATAATGAAGGTCACGCTTGTAGCCCCACCGCTCAAGATGAATGAGCAGAGAGGGCAGGATATTAGTAAGGCATCGCTTCACGGATGGCGACACGAAGCCACCCATGGAGCCGGGCATGCCCTGAAAGCACGACTGCAGGCGACGTGCCTGAATGGCACCCTTGCCCACGCCACGCCCGGCAACAATAACCTCGTCGCGAGTATTCATAGCGAGCGCATAGTATTGCGCATCGTTGAAGTATTGCAGGTTAGGAGCAGTATTGTCACTCATCGTCGTCAGTTTTTACCTCTTCACGAACCTCCTCATATTCAGCATCTTGTATAATAGTATTAGAGTACTTCTTATACAGCGCACGGATCTTGCCACGCAGGTCAGGAATGCGCTCAATGCCGAGAACCGACGGATCATCGGTCGGTTCGAAATTCTGAGGAATAATCTTGTCGAACTCAAGCTCTGGCTCATCGTCTTTGTCTGTGCGGTTATTCTGCACAAGAACCTTGGAGAGCGAAGCCACCGAGCGGAAATCGCCAGCCCGTCGGGCAGCAGCAATATCCTGCTCGATGGACTTGTTAATCTTCCAGCGCATGAACTCCTTGGTAGTCTGTTGCAGATTGCCGAGCAGCACCTTGACCAGATGCAGGTCTTCGTAAGCCAGCGAGCGCGAGACCTTGAACATAGCCATGTCGTATTGCACGAGGTCGTTGTCGAGCTTCGAGGGGAACTGTAGCCAGTAGGCATACATGCCACGCAGCCGATGAAGGCGCACGAGCACACCCTCGGCAACGTTGAGCTCACGAAGTTCAGAGTCGTCGAGGGTGACATAGCGAGAATATTGGTCGAGATTGACTGGAAGCATGTTCGAGTTTTGAGTTTTGAATTTTGAGTTTTGAATTATGAATGTTGAATTAGCCGATTGACGACTGCGCAACTTGCAGGAGCCGTTGACACTCTTGTATAGAGTAAGGAGAGCCAGCGAGGGCAGTATCGTGCAGAGTGCGACGTAGCTCGAGTGCAGTAGTCGACGAGCCTCTGATGTAGGCGGTGCGAGCCGGATGGCCGACAGTAGCGATGTCGTCGCACAGCTGTCGCTCATCAATACCCAAAAGGGCGGAAATCTCCGTCGGGGTCATCATCTCCCTCGCATGGTTTTCGATCTCGTTCAGTAAGTCGTTGGAATAGTCCATTAAGTTCAAGAGATTTATCGACGACACCCCTCAGACCGGCCAACAGTTGATAATAAGCAGCCATGTCTGTAGTAATCATAGTGCACTCAGCACGGTCGCCATAGGTCTGATTTTGCGAAGAAATGACCGACACAGTAATGTCAGCAGTCTTGACAAGTACAATCTTTGAGTGATTCTGCCCCAGGAACACGTGGTCGAAGCAGCTCTGCATAAGCCGATAGAGCTGTACCGTCTTGCGGGCAGCCTTGAGGTCGGCGACGAGCGTAGCGTTGTTGATAAGATTACGGCGACGTAGGCGCAGGAAGCCAGAGAGGAAAGCGTCGGAAGTTGAGAACGTAGAAACATAAACGTCGGCACGCCCGGTCTGCTTGAGAATCCACCCGAGCAGACCGAGCGTGTGTAGTCCAGTGCCGAGGTGGTACTGGGTGTGAGCATCACTCAGCGGAAGGAACGAAAACGCCCGCTTCATCGAGTTTAGCCTTAAGTTCGTCACCGATAGGAGCCTTGTTGTCAGCCAGCACAGCCACACGCTTCTGCACCTTCTTCTGCAGGGCGCTGTACTCCTCGAACGCCTTGGCATCGTCAGTCTTCAGCGTAGCCTCACGCAGTGAAAGAAGCTTGTCGGCATACTTAGTGATATAAGAGCGGGCGTTGGCAATCTCCTTAGCAATGTCAGCAGGAGAGAGCTGCTCATCAACATTGTCAGCATCAGGCTGATAGTCATCGTAGCGCTGCAGTTCGCTCTTGTAAGTGTACCAAAGCTCTTTGAGCTGGCAGAGATACTCGTAGCGGTCGCATGGCTGCTCAATGCCCAGCAGCGTATTGTACAGCTGTTTGATTTTGTGCCATCGCTCGCGGTTGTCAGACCACACGCAGCGCACGTTATCAGGCAGCGAGTCGTGGTCGGCACGGATGCCAGACGCAGCCGGCAGGAAAGACGCATCATCATCAGCCTCGCCCTCGTCAGTCTCGCCCTCCTGGTCGTGAGCCTCCTGCTCATCGACAGCAGCCTTGACCTGCGGTATGAGGTCAGCATCGAGCGCCTTGACATCCTGGAGAGTCATTTTAGCGAGGCGCATAGGCAGGAACTTATTGAGTTCGTAGCGCACCTTTGACTCGAAGCGCTCTGGACGGCGGATTATGGTCTGGTATAAAGCCATGTTGCGGTTGAGCTTCAGAAGCATCTCCGCACCACGCAGGATAGACTCGCGGTCGTGAGACTCAGAGTCGAGCCACTCCTGCATATTATGAGTAAGTTTGTCGTCGATCATAATTCAAACTAAAAAAGGGCAGTCGCACGATCGCTCGTGAGACCGCCCCAAAAATATGAAAAACCTATTAAGTATATGAAGAAAAGCCTTAAGCAGCCGCTTCGACAGCGAGGCCGGTAGCGCCAGAGAAGTCGCCGTCGGCGGTCTCAATCTTGCCCGGATAGAACGGAGCAGGATATTCGTCGTCGCAGACAGCCTGGATAGTTGTCGAGTTGGTATCGGTAGCAGCCTTGCCGAGGTCTTGCGACAGAGCCAGCTCTGGAGTGAACGCCTCAGAACCTATCATGCGCGCCTTGCCGTTGCGCTGAATGAAGAGATATACCATCTCATCGTTGTTAGCCTGAGCGATATAACCGGTAATCTCCTCTTCAGTGCCAGGAGCTACAGCTGTGCCCGTAACCTTGAAAGTCTTAGAGCCGTAAGCGCCCTGCGACTCGACCTGCAGCTGCGACTCATTAGGAATGAGCGCCACCTTGTGCCACTTCTTGTCAGAAGCAAGGGTGAAGTCACCGGTATACTTAGCCACATCTGCGAGAGACTTGGGAGCCTCGCCGCCGATAGTCGGCCACTTGACAATATCCTTCTTGGAAATGCCGTAGACCCAACCACGCACGCCCGGAAGCGACTTAGAGCCTGGGCAGAAGTTAACATCGCTGTATATAGTACCAGCACCAGTACATTTTGTCATAATATTGAATTTTAGAAGATGAAAAGGGAGGAGAGCAGGAGACCATACGGTCGCCCTGCCCACCTATATATAGAGAAACTACAACAGCCTTAAGATTAGAGTGCCGACTTGCGCCAGTAGCGGAGAACCTCAGGCGACACCGACTCGAACTGAGTACCGAAGAAGTAGTTCATGATGAAGTCGACATCGTAGTGGTTAGTCAGCGAGCCCTTCACGAGGAACTTCTCATCATCAGTCTTCTGGTTGAAGATGAGGAAGATGTTGCTCTTAGGAGTAAGCAGCAGGAAGTCTTTAGGCACGCACGGCAGCGGAACCAGTTCGACATTGCTTGCACCGTCAAGAGTGCGCTTGTCGTAAGCCTGATTGTAAGGCAGCGAGCCGTGGTTTGTCTGATAAGCCTCAGTATAGTAGTGATAAGTCTGGTCGCTCATGAACAGCTTGAGCTGCAGAGAGCGGAGCTTGGCGCAAGCCTCGGGCGAACCAGCCTCAGACCAGTAGAAGTCTTTGATTACATCCTCGGCATTATCCTTAGTGATAGACTCAGCGCCCTCTACGAGGTTGCCCAGTTCCTTAGTGATAAGCTTCTTCTTGAGTTCGTTGGTACCGTCAATATCCATGTCGAGGATAGCCTTAAAGCCATTGAACCACTTGGCAGTCTCAGTAGTGTTGGTTGAGTCGTGCTTGGCAGTGAAAGAATTCATGAACATCTTCTCACCCACCTTCTTAACGAGATAAGCGCACACCTGGTTGACGATAGGCACATTCTTAAGGCCATCGCCCTTGGTGACGTTGCTGCCCCAGATCGACTGGTAGATAGCGTTGGGGTCGATGCCCTGAATAACGTTGCCGAAGAAAGTCTCGAAGATGCGAGGGTCAACCTTGACATCGGCATCCTCGTGCTTAGTCTTAGAATAGTTGCCAATCTCAGCATTCGCCGACATCTCGCTGATAATTTCACGGTAGCGGATGCCCGTGCGCACATTACAATGCTGAGCGAGAGCCTGCATAGCGAGAAGCGGCATGATGACGAAGTCCTTGCGGTAAGTCTTGAAGCACTTGGCAAGATCTTCGGCACCATAAGTAATATTACCCACTTTTATTGAAGCCATAATTACACGTTTTTGATAGAGTTAAACATATCCTGCGCAGTGAAAGACTCCTCACCACCAGCAGGCTTGTTGTTAGTCTCGTCACCAGCAGCTCCCTTGAGAGCCTTAATCTGCTCGTCTTTCTCAGCCGAAGCCTTTTGAGCATCAGCGAGCTGAGTCTCAAGAGAAGTCTTAGCCTCGTTAGCCTCCTGGAGCGCCTTCGAGTCGGCATCAGCCTTCTCTTTGTCAGCCTTAAGTCGGTCGTCGATGCTCTTCATCTGCTCTTGAGTGAGGACCACGTTGCCCTCATCGTTAGTCTTGAAGCCGTCAGTAACGTTGAGCAGCGTCATGACGGAAGCGAAGATTTTGATCATCTTTATATTATTTTTAGTTGCGTGTTGGTTACGGAATAGGCTCTTGAGACCCTCACACGTCTTCTGAAGGAAGCTCTGAGTTGGATTGCCGTCACCGTCAACCACTGATGCCACCATAGAGGCAGCATCATCCGAGGCCTGTGGTTGCGGTAACGGCGGTATGCCTGCATCCTTGAAATTGGTTGATATATTGTATTGGTTAATGAACTGACCGGTGAACTCGTCAGCAGCCTTCTCAGCCTGCTTGTCGACACGTATCTCATCGACAAGACCGAAGTCGAGCGCCTGCTGGGCGGTCAGCCAGTTGCCCTTCTTCATCTGGGCGAGACACTCATCAACAGAGCGTCCGGTCTTGTCGGCATACATCGAGGCGAGCACATCGTCGAACGACTTGAGCGAGTCGCGCTGCAATTTGAGCTTCTCGATATACTTGTCAATCTGCTCCTTATTGCTCTGCTCATACTTATCAATGAGCACAGACACATTATGGATAAGGAAAAAGCTACCCTTAACAATGTCGATAGACTTGCAGCCGAGCATGGCAATAGTAGCGATAGAAGCATTCATGCCGAAAGCGTGAGCGTGCACGTTGCCGTGATCGCGAAAAGCCTGGTTAATCTCAAGGCCATCCTTGACGAAGCCACCAAGCGAGCAGAAGCCGACATGAACCTCTTTGCCTTTATTTTGATTGAGCACATAGCGGACATAGTCGGCCGAGCAAGAACTCCACCAACTGCCGATAGTGCCGGAAATGACGAGATTATATTCCATTTGCAAAACTTTTTATGCAAAGATAACACACAAGATATGCTCTTTGAAAATACCCTAACCATATACATTAGGCACGATATACGGCGGAACGTGCAGGCTACGATGGGTAATAGTGACCTCTACGAGCTGATTGTCTTTGACCGACTCAGGGCACGTGTCAGTAACCTCAATGACCGTGAACGGTCTAACATGAGAGCCGATGAGGAACTGCCGGTCATCAAGCAGCGTCACACGGAAAACGAGATGCCGATGATGAAATCTCAGTAGATCATCGGTAGTGAGCAGCTTAATAGTGGTAGTAACCACCTTATTGCCATCATCCGGCTTGGTAGACGACACCATAGACGGGTGCTCCTTGACGCACACCGGGAACCATGTGACCTCAGACGGGATGCGCACCCTGCGCGGGCTCAAACGTCGCATAAGCTTCAAGTCGACGTTGAAGGCATACTCTATAGCCTTGATGATTTTAACAGATTTCATAATTTTGAGCATTTGAACGGCTTCGAACGGCCGTGAACAAAACAGGCCTTCTTGTCGTTATGATTTATAGATATTTTAACACTAAAATCAGTTGTCTTTTTCTCTTGACGTGCGTCGCAGATCAATGCCCGACTTGAGGTAAGAAGAGCGCATGCGCTGAAAACGCATCTTGACGGTATCCTCGTAGTCGATGCTGATGCCATTATTCTCACACCACGCACGCACAGCCTTAAGCAGAGGGCAGCGCAGTGCCTCGACCCCATTAAGGTCGTGCCACAGCTGTAGTCTGAAAGTATCTTCGATGCAATCGACCAATGCAGCTCGTGCATGGATGCCGAGATAGTTGTATGTGATGACCGGCTTCTGCTTTGAGTCTGGGATGCAGACCGCCACCTCGCCCTCGCCCTGCATCTTAGGTATGCCGCTGGGTTGGCGTGTCAGAAACCTGCGGATGCACGCATTCTCGGCGCTTTGGTCTGGAAAGCGTACCGGAGTGCCATAGTGGAACGCCAACCACTGGGCGATTAAAGGCTTGACCTTAAGGTAAACTACAAATTGTGACACGAATATAGCTGTTAGTGAATGATGAATGAATAAGATATTTGAATGCCTACAAAATTAGGAAAAAAGGAACAAAAATCCTAATAAAATAGGGTGTTTTTCGGTCGAAACGTGGTTTATTTCCGCGTCTCTTCGGATTTCTCTCTGTGTCTATCTCTATTTTGTCAGAAAAGTTTGTGACAGATGTTATTTATGTGACAAGTCTGTAACTTGTTGAATCACAGTGCTCACAAAACAAAAAGATGTTTGTGAGCAACTTTGTGACAGAAAATCAAGTTTGTGACAACGGCCGCCAAAGGTCACCCGACAGGGGTCTGTTGCAAACTCGAAAAGTTTGTGACAGCTTTGTGATGTAGGTTTGTGACACTTTGTGACACCTCAAAACCCCTTTATTTATTATACTTTTTGACCTTTTGGAACATCATATTACAAAATCACAAAGTTTTCTGACAAAATAAAGGAGGGGTGTCGGGGAGTGGCAGAAGACCGCCGTAGTACTCTCTCAGATAAGCTTGTGGAAAAATGGAACAGTCTGCTACAGGCTGTCCGTAACTGTGACAACACAAAAAAGCGCTGCACAGGCAGTAATACCTGGCAGCGCTCAAACCCAACAAAATGAAAAGTGAAATGAAAAATGATCAGAACGGCCGCTCATCGTCAGGATCACCGAACGGCAGCTGTTGCTCTGTCGCTTGCTCTGTGGTCTCGTTGAGTGGCATAGAGCGCACGAACAGCATATCTTTAGTCTTGCGTAGCTCTGGAGTCACCTGCACAGCCCTCTGAATGCGACCGCCGGAGTTGCACAGCTCTGGCGGATTAAGGCAGTCAACCCACGGGCACAGCTTGCAGAACGCCTTGAGCTTCTTCGTGAACGATTGCATAGTGATGCGACTGACGTTAGAGTATCGCTGATAGTCGTTGAAGACCTCGTCACGCGGCACATAGTCGTCGAGGTGGCCACTCTCACGCGAGAAGTATCCGTTGGCCCAGTCTTCGAAATTGGCGCCCATATTGGCCTTCAGACGGCGTCGCTCCATGTTGCTCATCGGAGGCTGTGGCTTGATGCCTGAATCTTTTACCGAGAGATAGAACCGGCAGCACTGTAGCCAGAAGTTAAGGTCTGCATTCCACTCGTCGTCGGTGTAGTCGAAGGCATAGAGCGTTTTGCCGAAGTCGTCGCGAATGGTGCGAGTCTCGTGGTAGTCATTGTCCTCAGTACGCTGGTGATACCAGTCTGAGAACACCATATATAGCGAGCGAGCCTCAGAAGAGGGGTCAAAGTCGCTTGGCACGTAGTTGGTGGTGAACGCCAGCTTCGGCGACTCGTCGAAACCGATAGTGAAAGATCGGTTATTCTTCGGGTTGACGGTCATGTCAGACGTTATGTTGTCGTAGAACAGACCGAGGTTAAGGTATCTGTCACAGTCATCGACAAGCAGAAGGTCGGTAAACTGGCTCACCTGGTCAAAGACGTGAGGGTTGTCCATCAGCTTCGGATTACGGCCAGAGAGCTTGACCGTCTTCATCATGAACGACAGCACCTTGAAGAAGAAAGATTTACCAGAACGGCCATTACACTCATCCTCCTCACCGATTTTATTGTCCATGGCCAACGGTGCCCAGGCGCGCACGAAATCTTTATATCGGTGCAGCATATAGCCGAACGTGAATATCTTGTTTATCAGGTTCTGCTTCTGCTCGATGATCTCGTAAGAGCGAAGCCCCTCGCCATCGATGCGAAAGGGGTTAGCCTCCAGATATGCAGCAGCAGCCGTGCGGTCTTCGCCGAAGCGTGTTTCAGTCTCAGCGCGCCAGTAGAGTCGGGAAGTGTTGATGAGATAACCGAAGAAATGACTGTTGACATTCTTTATGTCAATATCAAGCACGGTCTCGCCCTCGTCGTTTTTATCGATCGAGATGCTGAACATGTCAGGCAGGCGCTTGAACCGATGACCGATAACATCTTCTTCCCACACGTAGTTGTGCAGTCCGTCGGCACCAGGATCATACTCCTTGAAGCCCTCGGGGTGAGTCTCGCACGGCAGGCACACCTCTACAGTCTTGTTAGGAAAGAAGAAATACTGCGAGTTAGGCGTATATGTTGTGAAGTTAAGGTCAATCTCCTGCAGCGACTCAAGAGCAGCAGGGGAGAGCTTGGTAGTATTGAGCACCAGGTTAAGGATATTGCGGTCTTCGAAGCGGTCAACCACCCACCGGCGAATGAACTCACGAATATCCTTGACGTTGACCTTTTTGACAATGTTGCCCTCGATGCGAATGAACTGAGTGACCGCCGAGTTCTCGTCGTGGAGAGCGTAGAACCCGTTAAGCTGAAGGAAATTGTAAAGGCACGCAGTGTCTACCTCAGTCTTCGGTTTGCCGTCTTTATTGGCGTATTGCACCCAGAACTTCGCCGGCATGGCCACCTTCAGAAGGTTGCGGAAGTCTTTTCGCTCGCTATGAATCTCAAGCCAATCGCGCAGATCCTTGCGAGGTTTGCCACGATTGTCTTTGTAGGTCTGCAGTTTATCCGGAAGCCACGCCGTATGTATATCGATGAAGCGCAGGGCGAGCTCACGGCCCTTGCGCTTGCCGGTCTCGTCGATGTCGGGTATGTTGTAGAGCACCTCGACATACTTCATAATCTCCTTATACTCGTCAGCAGAGAGCTGATAAGTCTCACTGTTGAACCATAGCGGATGGTAGCCCATCGAGTGGCAGCACAGCGAGTCGCGCTCGCCCGAGCATATCACAGCCTCGGGAAGCTTCTGCTCTTTGTAAGGCTTACCATCCTCATGAGCAGCCTGCCACTCCTTCTCTTGCTGCGCATTGAAGTCGCGGTAAGCCTTTTTGAGTTCGAACAAGCCGTTTATATAATATCGGGGCTTGGCACCGGCCGGAGTGTAAGAAAAGCGGAAACCCTTGTCGCAGTTGAAAGGTTCGTATACCTTGTAGAACTTGGTCTCCTGCTCGCTGCCATAAGCCTCTTTGACCACACACTCACGCATGAATATCGGGTAGTTGTCAGTAGAGTGCTTGACCGTCACCTTCCGGTCTTTTACGTTGGTAATCCACTTCACCGAGTGCCAGTGCAGCGCATCAACGTCAGCCTGGGTGACTTTAGGGCCGAGAGCCTTAAGTTCGGCATCAGTAAACTTGTCTTTTAGCTCAAATGAGCGAGTACCATCGCGCTCATCAGCCCGAGCCTCACGCTGCCTGATCTCCGGACGGTTAAGAGAGCGGTTGAGCTCGTCGCGCACGTCATACTCAGCAGCGAGCGCCAATATAGCCTCATTGAACCGTGAGCGGTCGAAGCCCTTCTCGCGCATGTATATGTCGATAGCATTCTCGCCACGGCCGTCGCCTCCGAAGTCAGTAACCTGCCAAATCTCGCCATACTTTTTTGACTGGTATTGACGGAGGCATGCCGAGGGTGTTTTTTCGTTGCGAATAGCAAAGTGCTTGTTCTTCTGCCCGACACACTTCTGCGCCTGCGGGTAGAGGGACAAGATAATGTCGAGACCACCATTAGTGGCCGAAAGTATCTGTTGAACTGTAATCATTTCGCTTGGGTTTTGTTTGCTTTGCAAAGATAGTGGCAGCGCCTGGCTGCCACAAAATCACGGTGTCACAACTTTTTATTCTCTTCGGAGCAGAGAGTCATCGACACAAAGCGTAGATATAAAACAGCTTCTCAACGGTGCATCTCTTAGTTCTAATGAACCATCATCGCCAATCGCTATTATTGGGCGGTTTTTCGCACTGTCATCATAACGAAAGGCGTAACCGTTAAGCCACCAGATATAGTCTTTGTAGTCTATAGGCTTATCCTCAAAGGCTTTGCTTTTGCCGTTAATACCAAGGCAGCTGCCATCCTTATATTGTATAATCCGGAAGTCTTCAGACAGCAGCCCCATCTCCTTCAGGTTGTCAGTATGCTTAATATACTCATCTATTGTTATCATATTCACATTTCTCTATATTAAGGTATTCAACATATATTTTACGTATCGAGCACCAACGGCCGTTGATGCAGTGGCGTGTGTGCTTGCAGTCATTACATATCGAAGCCATCGGCTAATAATTTTTGAGCCGTAGCACACGGATAATGTCGCGGCAGTGCTTGACACCGCACTTTTTCTTGATGCGCATGAGCTGCACCTTTACGGTCTCGGCATTCTTGCCGAGCTTAGCAGCGATGTCACGGAACGTCAGCCCCTCAAGGTATAAGTCAGCAATTTCCCGCTCGCATCTACTGAGGCTTACCATTGACTTCGGCTTGCATATCACGCCCTCATGCTCGCATATACCTCGAAGAGGGCAGCGCACCTCCTCGAAGTGCAAGACATCGTTGTCAATGTCTTGCGTGAGCAGGTCGTGTTCACCGAAGTTGCAGCGTATGAACCTATCTGCCATATCGAACCGCTTGTTACGATATTTGCAGGCGAGAGCAGCGTAGCACTCCGGGAACCTCTGCTTAATCTGCCCTAATAGTGGGTCGATGATGTCGACGTTGAACTTGGTCAGCCTGCGCGACTCCTGCCCGGGTACTTTATAATACACAGAACCGTCAGGTGTAGTGTAGAATTCGATTGTTTTTAATGTCTCCATAGATTCTCGTTTTTAATGGCTTCGTGGCACGCCATGCGCTCAAGTGTATTGAGCCCGAACCCTTGGTTGCCTGCCAGTTTACGCCTTATTGTACTACATGTCATATCATACTCTTTAGTAAGGTAGGAGAGTAGGCTGCTCTTCTCTTTTTTTGTCAGACCAGCGTAGTACCCCTGTAGGTCTAATGAATCAAATTTCTGCTCCATTTTCTTGTTTATGTCGGAATTAGTGTCTAAATTTGATGCAAAGATATTAATAAATGATGAAACAATCCTACTTTAATAAGAATTATAATCTTAATAAAGCAGGAATTTAACCTATTTTAAATTATGAGATACGAAAACAGCACTGTAAAAAGCGAAAGAGTGAAAGAACTCTTGAAGCGAGCCGGCATCAGCATCGGTGACTTCAGCCGAAGCCTTTGGGGGCCAAAGAGTCACAATGCCATTACTTATTTTGACACCAGACCAGATGTCAAAGTATCAACGCTTGTAAAGATGGCTGAGATATTAGACTGCTCAGTCGAAGACATCTTGATAAAGTCGGACACTAACTCGGATATACCGACAATAAACGGACATCACAATGTGGTGAATAGTAGCTATGTAAATACAGATGTAACGTCGCTTCAGGCCGAAATAAAGGCTCTGAATATGGTAATAGAAGAGAAGAATCAGCGTATAGAAGACTTAAAAAAAGCTAACGAACACCTTAGTAATAGTATAGAGCTGGTCAAGCAATTCAGCCATATTCAGGACTCTAAGGAGAAGTGTTAAAAAAGAAATGTGTCACCGGGCATTTTTAGTTGCGGATATATGTTAAAATATTCGCCTCCTGCCTCCGCAACTATGAAAGCTCGGAACAACTTGCTTAGCAAGAAGTTACGAGCATTTTTCGTGCTCTGAATCGAAATGGTTCAGACACCAGCTCAGACACATATTGTATAATCACATTGGTTGGCAGGAGCCGAACAATGTAAAAAAATGTACTCTAAAGCCAAAAATTTCTTATCTACAAAAGAAATAATAGGGTATACCCTGCCGAGGATACATCGGGGTAAATCCTATTACGTTGATTTCTTCGCTTACGATCCGACTACAGACAGACTGAAACGTAAGCGCTACATGCTCGACCGCTACCACAACAGGGCGGAGAGAGA